CAACGACGTTTCGTTTTTGCTCAGGCTCAAGCGGGCGGCGGGTTACTATCGGAGGGTAGCATGATAAGGAGAGCAGGTAATGGAAGAAGTTAAGCTAGACAGGCGCACGAAGGAGTACCGGGACGGAGAGAAGAAGAATTACGACGTATGCAACGATCCTCATGGCATTGGTTGTACGGCTGAGTTACCGGGGTTGGACAGTGGCAGTCCGAGGGTAGCGAAGCAGGCTGAGCCGTGCCATGATTGTATATGGCGGAATACAGGTAAGGAGAACTAATGAAGGCAACATTTGCATTAAACGAGGACGAATTGAGGTCTGCGATTCACTGGTGGCTCGGTAGTCGTGGTGTTCGTGGCGACAATTTGAATACTGGTCCGGTTTTGCGGTTATCGAAGAGCGTTAAAAACATATTGATAAAGGCTGAGTATGACATAAAACCTTCCAAGGAGAAGTAGCGTGGACGACTTAAAGGTAGGTGCCTTTGATGGTCGGACGCGAGGGCATATAGATATTTTAAGAATAGGAGAGGTTTTTGAGCCTCTACCTTTTGATTTTAATCGTTGTAATGACCCTCATAAGATTGGTTGTCGGGAGTTGGTAGATATCCCGATTGCTAATATGGGTCAATCATGTAAGGCATGTATATGGAGGAACTTCTGAATGAGTACGGAGCTTGACAAGACGAGCAGTGCTGATTGTGCCTTTTGGGCGACTCTTGGCAACAAGATACACTTGCAGAAGGGCGTCTATAGTTTTGAAGGTCGGGAGTATTTACGTGAGCCGATGTCGTCTTTGTGGCGTCGCAGGTGTTATATGAAGTCGGCTCAGGGTGGTGGTTCTTTAGCTGAGATATTGAAGTCTTTTCACGGCATGATATTTGGCAAGTTACCCACGGGTGTTTTGTATTTATTTCCTTCGGACAAGGACATGCAGGACTATTCCAAGGGGGTAATGAACCCCATTATTCAGGCCAACCCTTGTATTCGCAGGTTTGTCAAGACCAAGCGTGGTGCTTCTGATGCGGCTGGTTTGAAGTCGGTTGGTAATGCCAACCTTTACATGCGTGGTGCCGGTCTAAGTCAGATAATTGAGGGTGAGGGTGAGAGCGGTGCTTTGAAGGGCATTTCGGTTGACAAGGTGGTTTTCGACGAAATTGAGCTTATGAATGAGTTGGCCATTGCCAAGGCCATTGCCAGGATGAGCAATTCTAATATCAAGGAAGAGGTTTACATTGGCAATCCGGGCATACCTGGCAGGGGGATAGACAAGGTTTTTCATTTATCCGACCAGCGTCATTGGTTCAGGACTTGCGAGCATTGCAATACAAAGACATGCGCCGAGTTATATTTCATGGAGGACGCGGAGAAGTGTGTTGGCATTCGTAACGACGGGACCGGGTATATTCGATGTCAGAAATGTGGTAGGGAAGTATTCGCAAGAGATGGCGAGTGGGTTCCTTCTGAGAGGCATAATTCCGACTACATGCACGGTTATAGATGGTCATGTTTGACGAGTCCCAACAACGACCCTGCGGAAGTATTACATGATTATCGTCATCCTCCCCAAGACAATTTGAGTGATGTTTACAGGTTGAAGTTGGGTTTGGCGCATACACCGGCGGAGACTATGCTTGTGACAAGTCAGGTATTTGCCAGGTGTGGTCCTGACATAATGGAGGTATCTGACCCCGGCCCGTGTGCTTTCGGTTTGGATGTTGGCAAGACCTGTCATTTGGTAATCGGCAAGAGGATTGAGAGGGAGCGGTATGAGATAGTAAAGATTGCACGTCTTCCCGGAGACGGCGATTGGTCGGAAATTTCAAGAATGATTCGTCAGTTCAACTGCAAGAGCGGGGTAATTGATTGCCGTCCTTACGAGGCGATGGCCCGCACGTTCCAAAAGACTCAAAAAGGGATGCGTATTTTCCTTTGCGAGTATTCCGAGTCAACCACGCTCGATAAGTCATACAACATAAAGACGGGATTGGTCAAGGTCAACAGGACTCAAATATTTGACGACACGCATAGATTGGTGATTGACCCCAACCGGCTGATTCTTCCTCATATTTCGCCTGAAGTCAGGATATTTGCCGACCAATTATGTAACCCGGCGAAGAAACTTGATGAAAAGAAGGGCGTGTATAGATACGAGGCCTTAAAGAGCAGTGACAGTGCAAAGGGCGACCATTATCGCAACGCCCTGAATTACTTCTTACTTGCAGTTGGCAAGATAGGCATAGCCCCCAAGGGTCGTGAGTGGGACTGGTCCCACCATCCTCAAGAGCGGAATAAGGTAATGAACGAGTACGCAAGGCTATGATTGAAGTCTGGGACGGAGAAGCCGACCTTTTACCGTTGGCGGCTTCATGGATGAATGAAGCCGTTCCGGGTGAGTACAACGTCTATAAGGGAATGAAAGACCTTCGTGAGATGCACGATGACGAATTTTCAGACGTTTTGGTATTGAAAGACTTTTTGGGCAAGGTAGTAGGTGCTATGGGCATACAGGTACATGACGTTTTTTTCACAGACAGATCTTATGCCGCTATAAGGTATTGGTACGTTCTTCCGAGGTTCCGATGGCTGGCGAGGCCTTTTATCAAGGGTGCTATGCGTTGGGCGGCGAGACATGGCTGTGAGTCTTTATTGGTATGTTCCAGCAAGTTATGTCCGAATAGTGACAAGTTTCTCACGAAGATGAAGTTCAAGCTTTTTGAGACTGTTTACGTAGGAGACGTATGATGGGCAGCATATTTTCAAAGCCGGAAAAGCCTGATCCCTTACCGTTACCGGAGGCCCCAGTTGGTCCCGGAACTCCCGGCGAGAGCGATACTCGCAACAAGAAGCTTATGAAGAGCGGTCGCGGTGGGACTATCATCGCAGGTCCGTTGAGACCTAACACTGGCAAGAAACGTCTTCTCGGAGGTAATATATGAGACGCAGAGACTTCCTAAAAGCAGCGTTAGTTGTACCTTTTATACCAAAGAAAGAAGAACTGGCCGTTGGCAAGCTTCCGGAGTGCAAGAAACAACTTACCACTTTTAGATCGCATGAAACAGGATACTGTCCCGTAGTTGTTCCGCAGGGCATGTGTTTTAGATTTATTACGTTCGGATACTGGTCCGGGTCGATTTACCTAGAACACAGTCAAGATAGGTACAATTGGGAAATTCTCAGGACATGGCACGGTGATAATGACTTAAACATACACTATACATTCAATACGCAACATATGCCATATCTTAAAATGTTTATCAGGGTACGTACAGAGTTTGATGGATCTCATACTGCTCAGTGGAATTTACGGGTTGGAAAGTTGAATAATGACAGTGGAGATATTGTATGAGTCCCGAAGAGATTATCAGATATCAGGAGAACTTAGAGCAGGGCGACTCGACTTTCAGGAGCAACTGGCAGGATCAGGCCAATTATCTTTTCCCACGGGAGAAGAACATTACCAGCATCGAGGCTCCCGGCTCGGCGAGATTCGACCAGCTTTACGATACTACGGGTGTAATGGCTTCGGAGGGCATGGCTTCCGGTCTTTTGACGAATTTGGTTCCCGCCGGTCAGAAGTTCTTTTCCTTCACGACATCGGATAACGAGCTTCAGGAGGTTGACGTTATCAAGTCTCACATGGCCCGCGCGACGGAGATAGTCCATACCGAGTTATTTGCATCGAATTTCATTATCCAGTTAGGCGAGACTTTGAGGTCATTGATAACCTTTGGTACGGGGTGTATCTATGAAGATTGGAACGATGGCTTGAACTTCATGGACTGGGACATTTCCAGGTATCAGATACTCGAAAACTACCAAGGAATTGTCGATGCGATATTCCTGAAGTTCCCTTTTACTACTGTTCAGGCGTTGGATAAGTGGGGTCAAAAGGCTGGCAAGTCGGTTCTCGAAGACTACCAGGATATCAAGAAGCACAACAACGTCCAATGGTTTATTCACATGGTAAGGCCGAGGAATAAGTTCAATCCCCGGTTCCAGAATGTTGAGAATATGCCCTGGGAGAGCGTTTATATCTCTGTGAAGGACAAGACCACAGTGGACGATGGCGGGTATCCTGAATTTCCATATCAGGTCCCACGGTGGGCCAAGACTTCGGGTGAGGTTCACGGCAGGGGAATTGGAGGTATGATTCTTCCCCAGGTCAAGATGATTAACGCCATGAAGCGCGACTTCAACGAAATGACTAACAAGTGGGTCAACCCTCCGAGAGAGGTTCTGGAATCGTTTGAGGGCGAATACTCCACAACCCCAGGCGCGAGAAACAACGTCATGGAAATGCCGTCATCGAGAGTTGACGAGAGAAGTTTTGGTAATTTTCCAGTTGGTAAGGAGTCGTTGGAATTTGAACGCCAGGTCGTTTGGGACGCCTTTTTTCGTGACGCCTTTGCGCCTTTGACCAACTTAACGGGCGATAGGCGGAATGAGTTAGAGATCAGGCAGAGAATTCAGGAGTCCTTCAGGAGAATAGGCACTCCGATCAGCAGGGTAGAATCGGAGTTGTTCACTCCGCTGGTAACGCGGTGCTATTTCCTACTTGTGAGAAATGGAAGGATACCACCTCCTCCGAGGGAGTTGCAGGGCCAGAATTTGGATGTTGTCTACAAGGGTCCGCTTTCGCTTGCCCAGCAGAATTCAGAGGCTTCGGCTTCTCAACAGTGGGTGGGGCTGTTGACGGAGGCTTCACAGGTAATGCCCGGCATTCTGGACAACGTGGACGAAGACGCTACGGCTCGAAGATGGGGTAGGGTACTGGGTGTCAATGAGGACGACATCAGGCCCGAAGAGGAGGTCGAAGCCCGACGTGAGGCCCGTCAGGCTGAGATGGAGCAGCAGAAGGCCCTTGAGGCGGCTCAGGTGGCCGCTGGAGCCTACGGTCAGACTACGAAGGCCCCTGAACCCGGAAGTGCGGCAGAGACGATAGGAGCGGCATAATGGACGACTTAGTATTACAGCAGGCACTAAACAGGTTACTTGCTAACCAATACAGTATCATGGCTGCGTTAATAAAGGCGCTCAGCATACAAGAGATTAGGTGGCTTAGGGAAAGCATGTCGCACACGTCACGTATTCGTAATGCGGTAATAGCAAATGACCCGGCTGAAGCGTCGCGGGCCATAGGAGCGGCATGAGCGACCAGCTAACACAAGACTATAAAGAGACTTTCGGTTCCGTCCACGGACGCAGAGTTCTGGACAACTTGAAGACGCTGTCTCATTACAATACATCCTTTATTCCGAAAGGTAACAACGGCCATGTAGACCCTTTTGAATTGTGCCGAGAAGAAGGCAAGCGCTCGGTGATAGTACACATAGAGAGAATGTTAAACAAAGA